GGCTCCCGCCTGTGCAGGAGAGGGCGAGGAACCCGCCATAACCCGTGTCGAGCTGGTTGAGCGAGTTGTCCATCGGCGACGACCATCCGGTCGATGCGTAATCGCCGTAAGCCGGAATTTCGAGGGCGAGGTTGGGGGTGAAGGTCGAGGCCAAGGCGCTCCCCTATCTTGCAGATCGTGCAAATAATGTTATGTACATGGCATGACCGATCTAACCCTTGATACAACTGAGCTGTTTCTCATGGTCAACGTGAGGGGGCGCTCGTCCGGCCTGCCCATGAACATCTGGATTGGCCCGCGCGGACACGCACGTCACGCCGCCCGCATCAAGGTGCAGACGAATCATCGCGCGCAGTTCGACCTTGACGAGCTGGCCGTTCTTTCCGTCGATGACGGTCCGCCTGTCGTCCTCGAAGGCTGGCTGCCGGCGTCCGATCTCGCTCTCGTGCGACGCTATATCGCGCTCAACAAGCAGGCGATCTTGGACCATTGGCGGGAGAAGACCGATGGCGTCGAGCTGTCTCAAGTGCTCAAGCGGATTTGAGGCGGATGAAAGAGCGACCATGGACCTGACCGCTTCCGAGATCTCTCGCATCCGGCGGTTTTTTGGCATGAGCCTGTCCGCCGAAGCGCGGGTCAGACGATGGCGCCAAGCGCCGTTTCTGCTTATCCCGCTTGCCCTGGTTCTTTTTGGCGCGGGGCTGTGGTGGGGTCTTTCCACTCTCAGCTCGCCGGAGGAACCCTCAATCGTGCTCAAGGTTTGCCGGGACGGCACGCTGGTTCTCAGGCGGGAAGACGGCGAGTTTCGCGTGGTGCGCCCAGGCGCGCTGAGAGGCTGGCACGCCGCTTCGGACAAGGTGTGCGAGCCGTAACCGGCACTTGCATTTCGTGCAAAAAGTGTTACATTGGTGACGCCTACAGGAGTCGAAACCGTGACCGTCATTTGGATTGTTTCCCCCGCAACCTTCATCCTTATCCTTCTCGCCGAAGTGCTTTTCGGCGGTTCTAACGACCGCAAGGAAACCGAGGAGCGCGAAAAATGGGCGCAGGAATATTGGAGGGCGCAGAAGGCGCGAGGCGGGGAGTCGTTGGAGGAATACAATGCGCGCGAGACGCGCGAGGCGCGCGCGGCTCTCATTGAGGCTGCCCGCCGCCGCCTGTATCCCCTGCGCCGTGCTCTCCACCTTCTCCTTCCCAAGGCCGCTCCATCGCCAAGGCGGCCAGCGCCATAGGATCGACGCGCGCGCCAAACTGTGCCCCTGCGGTCGCCGAAACCCGCGTCGCCGCGTCTCGGATCGCGTTGAGATTCCCAGAGCCTACTGCCCTCACAAAATTTGCGGCTCCTCCTGCGCCCGCAGGGGTCGCCAAGAGTTTGCCAACGCCTGATCCAGTGAGATACAGCCCGAGCGTTTTAAGCGGGTGGCGCCAGCCCTCGATCGCCATGCCGATGCCCGCGCCATGTCCGGCGGTCCCCGAGGGGTTCGCGTATTTGTAAAGACTCTTCCACTGTGATGATACAGTGTGGAGGTCGTCGAGGTTCTGGCGCAGCTGGGGATTCTGCCCAAACAGGACGCCCTTCGCGTCGTCCGAGATTTTCCCGTAATCGGTTATGAATCGCTGCGGGCTAAAGTTGCCATCGGCGTCTCGGCCCAGCGTCGAAACCATGCCACGAGCGACATGGTCCCAGCTCTGCGGCGTAATGGCCGTGCTCGCTTTCCTCAAGAGATCGATGTCTGCTCCGCCTGTTTTGCCAGCGGCGGTCTTGAGCGCCTGAAAGACCGCCTCATCCGACGCACCCGCCTTCGGACCACCCAAGAGCGCGGATAACTGATCCCGGCGGTCGGCGGTTTGTTTCGCGAAAGCGTTCGCGGCGTTGTGCAGCTGCAATCCTTGCTGGCCACCAGCCGTGTACGCTGCGCGATCGAGATCGGTGCTCAAGCCGCTGTAGATTTGTTTCAGCTCGGCCCCAGACATCCCCTGCGGGAGGATGCTCTGGTTCATCATTTCGCCGACGCTCGACCGCAGATCTTTGATGCCGTTGTATGTCAGCCCACCGGGCCGCTGGAGCGCATCCATGACGTGGTCGACCGCGCCTCCGGTGCCTGAGATGCCGGCGGCTTGTCGGCGTTGGGCGATCTGACTGGCGATGGACTGCGTCGTATAGAGCGGCGTTTTGGCGCTCTGATTCATCGCGGCGTTGGCGCGGTTGTAGTAGGCGTCGACTTCGCCTTGTGAAGTTGGTCCGATCCAATCCTTGAGGCCGGTGCTCGCCGCCTCGCCAGCGGTTTGCTTCGTCGCGCCAGCCGCCGTCTGCTCCGCAGCAGCGCCCATTCCTGACACTGATGCGTGGGTTGCTTCCTCGATCGGCGTCGACATGCCAGGGACGCTGAAGCCAATCATGCCCGCACGCTTAACAAGCGGGCTCGTCGAGGCCGCGAAGCGCGGCATGGTCGTGTTCAAGCGCTGTGCGGCTTCAAGAACGGCCTTGCGCGTGGCGTCTCCAAAAACGGGAACGACCTTGTTTATGGCGGCGGCTCCAAGACCTCCTCCAGCCGCGCCAAGAACCCCCTTGGTGGCGATGCCGGCGTAGCTGTCGCCTTCATCGACGCCCTCGCTGACGCCAAGCGCTCCGCCGTAGCCAGCCGCCCCCGCGACTGAGCCGCTCCCAGGAGCCAAAGCCATCGGGAGCGCGGTTCCCGCCGTATAAAGCCATGGGTGTTCTTCAGCCGCTGCCTTGCCCTTGGACGACAGCGCCGCGCTTGCCGCGTCAGCATCTTGGGGCACCCCGCCCATGGCTTTTATTTGGTCTGCGTTGGGGCCGCCCTTCAGCCAGTTCAGGGCGTTGCCAATACGCATGGCGATTGGAACTCCATGCGAGGCGATAGTTGAGCCGCCAGGAATGCCCTTGATCACGCCGTAGCCGAAGGCGCCTGCGGTGCTATCGCTATCGCTATCGTCAGCTCCCGCAGCTGGAGCTGCGCCAGCTGGATCGACGAGATCACTCGGGAGCGCGGGCGCAGCGGGCGCAGCAGAAGGCGGCGGTGCCGGGTCAACCAGATCATCGGGGAGCGCGGCCATCAGATCGGTTTCCCAGTCTGGTCGTAAGCCCTCCCCGACGGGTCGAACCACTTCTCTTGCGATGGACTCCACCTCGTCCCAGCCGGGAGGCCGCTCGGCAAAGCCGGTGCCGGCCAATCTTCGCCGGTCGTAGTCTTCAGCGTCTCGGGCGTGATGCCCTTGAACAGCGGAATCTCTTTCCGCGCCTTGCCCAGATAGTCCTCGTACTTGTGCGCCTTGGTGAAGCCCTCGATGTCATCGCCGACGCCCAGATTGTGGCCAGGGACGTTCTGGTAGAGATCGTGATTGTAATCGAGGGTGGCGAGCTGATCGGTGAGGATCTTGCGCAGCGCGGCGGGATCGCGCGACGGCGAGGCGACCATCATCGTGGCCTCGCGCAATCCGGCGCGCGGCGCTTTCTGGAGGCCCGAATTGGCGACCGCAGCGAACGCCTGCTGGATCGCCGATTTCATGCCGGCGTCGAAACCAGCCGCTTGCGGCAGCTTGATGCCGAAAGCGTTGGCCCAGCTCGCCAGCTCGGCCTGCGCCTCGGTCGAGCGACCAGCCTGAAAATGCTGGTAGATGTTCGACAGCTCGGAGATTTCGCTCCGGGTCTGGTCGTAGTTCTGCTCGAATTTCTGCCTGTTCTCTATATAGGACTGAAGGGCAGGCTTTTGCGCCTCGGTCGTCGCCGAGGTCACCGCCTCCTGTCCCTTTGACGCGATCTCCGCCTGCTTCTGCCAGTTTTCTTTCGCAGCCTCCTGCTGGGCCTTGCCTTGCGTGATGAGATCGTCGCCTAGCCCAGGCCTGACAATGTTTTGCTGATTGCCCCGCGCGATCAGAGCGGTGCCCGCCTTGTAATCCGGGTCTTGGTTGAGGTCGGGGATGGTCCCAGAGGGCGCGCTGGGGCCGCTAGGAGCCGCGCTGGAGCCCGTAGGAGCCCCGCTGGGGGCCGTTCCGCCGCCGAGGGGCGCAAGAGCCGTGAGACCGCCCGAGGGCTGTCCTGGTCCTCCTGTGGGCGCTGGCGCGGCCGATCCATCGCCGCTGCTTCCACCTCCGCCGAGCAAGCCCTTGCTGCGCAGCATCGCCATGTAGATCTTCATATTCATCGCGCCGATCTGGAGCTGCTGCGCCTTCAGATCCGCATCCGCGCCATGGTCGCGCGCTTCCTGCGACAGGTTATTGATCTGCGCTTGCGTGGCGCCCCAGCTCTTCTCCAGCTCCTTTTGCGATTGGAGATACTTGTTCCCAGCCTCAAAGCCCTCGCCGATGCCGACGCCTAGCCAGGGCGAGCGGCTGGCCATCATCGCCGCGCCGACGCTCATCAGGTAGCCGCCAGGATCGTGCTTCAGCTCGTCGCCCATGGTGGGCGCCTGGAGATTCGATCGGTCCAGCTGGCCAGGAGGCGGACCGCTCTGGCTTGGGCCAGGAAGCTGGAAGCCGCCGCCGTAGGATTCCGTGCTCGCTTGGGCGGGCTGAACGTCCTTCGCCGGGACGTCGGCGCCGCCCGCTATCTTGTCGGCTTGAGCCTTCGTCGACCAATCCTTCCAGCCGTGCTGGGCGGTGTAGTCAGCAACAAACTTGACTTGGTCGGGCACGGTCTTGGGATCGCGCGCGTCGAGGCCGGTCTCCTTGGTGAACTCATCGCCGAGGCCGGGATGCGGCATGTCCTTGTTGACGCCGCCGTAGTGCAGCTGGAACGGCCCGAACGACGAGCCGCCATCGCCGACATAGTTCTTGCCATAGCCGCTTTCGAGCGAGGAGATCGTCGAGGCGTATCCAGCCCGACTGCCGAAGTTCTGCTTGATCAAGTCCGGCACCGCAGGAGCGGCGCCTCCGCCCGTCGGAGCGGCTACCGGCGCAGCGCCCGTAACGGCGAGATCGAAGCCAGAGGGCGCATCGGTCGCATCGGGCGTCCCCCCATCTGAAAAGCCACCGCGTAGGGAGCCAAGCCCCACGCCACCTCCTGACTGAAATCCGAGATCCGAGTCTTGGAGCCCGTCAAAGACGGAGCCCGACGAGACCGCATCCATCGCCGACGTGTCGGCTGGAGAGAAGTTCAGTCCCGGAAGTTGTGACTGATCGGCCGGTGACAAATAGGGCTGCGAGCCGGCCGGCGCGGTTTGCTGGCCGCCCGACTGGCCCATGAATTTCTTCGCCGCGTCGCCGAGCTTGCCCAAGCTGTCGCCGAGCCCCTTCGTCGGATCACCGCCTGCGGCCGGCTGGGGAGCGGGTGGAGGCGGCGCAGGAGGCCCGTGCCCGCCCCCGCCGCCCCCGCCTCCCTGCGGCGTCGAGGCCGTGATTTCCGCCAGGAACGGATCGGCTGTGGAAGACAGACCGCCGCTGGCGAAGCCCGCCCGGTCGCCGCCGCCGAACAGGTCGCCGAAACCCATGCCTCGGCCCTGCGAGGTCTGGCCGGTCACGCCCTCGCCCTGCGGCGTATAGCCGCCCGCGTTCATCACGGGCGAGGAGCCCATGACGCCGCCGCCGCCTTGGAAGCTGGGCGAGATCGAGCTGTGGCCATAGGCTGCAGGCGGCTGCTGCGGTCCGTAGGACGTATCGATCTTGTCCGAGAGCTGCGGGCCGTAGGACGTGTCGATATTTGGCGCCGCCGCCGCTTTCCTTCCCGCCGCATGGCCCGCCGCGTAGATATGCCGAGCCATCTTGATCGCTGGATGCTCCGGCGCTTGAGCGCGCGCGTTCGGGCTGATGCCGGCCCCAGGAGATCCAGGGACGTAGGTCGCCCCCCGAGCGTTGCCGGTCGTCGGCGTGTAATGGCCCGAAAGATCGAGCGCGGAGATCGGCGGCCCTCCCATCAAAGAGGTCTGGGTAAAGTGCGAGCCGCCGCCTCCACCGCCAGCGCCCTGGAAGCTAGGCGCTTGGGCGACAGCTCGCGGATCGAGCTGAGCGCGCTGGGGCGATGAACCCATCGACGAGGTATCCAGCTGGTCGATCCAGCCGAGGTTGCCGGAGCCCGCTTGGTTCATCTCATCCTGAAGCGCGCTCCCGAATTGCGCATCGCTCAGATCGCTCACGGACTGTTGCGGGCCGTAGGACGTGTCGATATCGCCGCCATCGGCGAACCCGATTCGGCCGCCCCATCCTCGGGGAACCCGGCCGCCGCGCGCCTCGGAAAACCCTCGGCCTGCGCCTCGGAAGACGCCGGGGATGTCGACATTGTCGTTCGTCCACATCGGCGCTTCGTTGCCCGAAGGCGGCGGGAGAGCGCCCATCGAGTGCGGCCCCAGGAGGCTGTGGCCTTGCCCCATCGGGTCGGCGCCGACGAGCCTCGGCGCGGCCAACGGTCGCCCGCTAGGAGCCTCTTGAAATTCGCGGCTGTCCATCGGCTCTTCGACACTGGTCGAAGGCTTGTTCCACTCCTGCGTGCCCTCAAGCGGCGGCGTGACCGTCGCGAGGCCGCGCCCGCCCTCATAAATCGGCGAAGATCTCGCAGGGACCTCTTGCTTCGGCATGGGATACCGGAACGCCGCATTGGTCAGCGTTCCTGCTTCAGGCGTTCCTGCTGCCTCTGCCGGGACTATGCCTCTGGCCGGATAGCCCATGCCAGGACCGCGCGAACTCAGCTGCAGCGGGCCCCTCGCGGCTTGGGGATCTTGACCTCCCACGGGCGCGACCGATCGCGGCGCCGTCATCGGCAAGCCGCCAGGGCCACCGGAGCCGCCAGGGCCAGGAGTCGGCCAGCCGGGATAGCGCGCGGTCGAAGGATGGTCCGGCGTGATGTCGTGATGCTCGCCGGTCACCGGGTCCGGCGCGATAATGCGAGGCCGCACGGCGCCGCGCTGGACCGCCGCCTTCGCGCGCGCCTGCCCGAGCTGACGCTGGATCTGGATGGCGCGCGGCGCTTGCTGCGGCTGCCCGCCCCCGAACAGGTGCGAGAGGTCGAGCGCGGTGTAGGTCGGCGGATTGCGCGCCGGGTTCGCCGTGGGCTGGTACGTGGTGAAGGGGCTGCCTCCGCGTTGGAAGCCAGAGCGACCGTTCATGTTCACTCCTCCTCCGTCGGCCCTAAAGCCTTCCGCGTCCGCTTCCATCATGCCTTGCGGGCCTGAGAACCCGGCCCAGTTCGCCATGCCGACTTGCGCGTTGCCGCTCGGGTTCATGGCGCTCGGGGTGTCCATCATCTGCGTCCACGGCCCGCCCCCGCCGCCACTATTCGCCGCTGGCTGGGTCCCGCCGCCGCTCCCGCCGCTCTGAACACCCCATGGCCCTTGATTGATGGGGAGCGCCAGAGTCGACGTCGGACCGCCCATCTGCCGCTCGATGCGACCACCGTCCGCGTGACCTGGGAGGGGCCCCTGCGGCGGCGCTGCCTGCGCAGGCGATTCGCCGCCAAAATATTGGCCGAAGATATCAGAGAGCTGGCCCCGCGACAGGCCGCCCTGCGTCGCGCCGGCCGCGCCCATTGCGCCAGGACTCCGCGCCCCGCCGACAATCCCCCCCATCGTCGGCGCGCCCATGAAGCCGCTGCCGCCACCAGCATTGGCGGCAGGAGCTGTCGGGCCAGCGCCGCCGGGTCCAAGCGTCGTCGATCCTGGCGTGTAGCCGCCGCCGAATTGCCCCGCGAGCGAGGACTCGGCCGCGCCATACTCGGGCGAGGTCTGGAGGTTCCCATAATCCGGCTGCACCGCGCCGGTCTGCGGCGGCATCCACTGCCCGCCGCTGATCGCCTGGATCTGGTCAAAATCGAGCCCATAGTAGGGGTTCTTGGAGCCAGCGGTCTCCTCGCCAAAGACGGCCTCGTTGACGCCCGCGAGATCATTCAGCGGATCGACCCCAGGCTGGAACCCCGGAGTGGCCATGCCAAACGCGGGGTTGCCCGCGACGGGCTCCTGCGGGCCGCCGCCGCCTTGGAAGCCCTGCCGCCCGCCGCGCCACGCGCCGGCCCCTTGGCTCTGGGGTTCGCTCGGGAAGATCGAAGACAGGTGACCGCCGAGAGGCGACAGGCCAGCTCCACCTCCACCCAGTGGAACTTGAGGCGGCGGCGCTCCTTGCGGCCCCGCGATCGGCATCTCGGGCTGGGGATGCATATTGGTCCCGCCCATGAGAGCGAACGAGCCCATGCCCGCGCGCGCGCTGGGATCGCCCATGTACATGAGCGACTGATCGGGCGTCATCGCTTGCGGTCTTTGCTGCGGCTGGCCCGCGCCCTGCGTGACGCCCTGCGTCATCCCGCCAGGAGGCGGCCCCTGCTCCGGCGCGCCGCCGTCGGCGTAGTGACCGCGCTCGGCCGCGTCGTCCGTCGCGGAGCGGTAATCGATGCCAAGCAGATCGCCCATGCCGACGCGCTGGACGCTCCCAGGATGATGATAGGCCTCCTCCTGCGCCAGCAAGCCGATCTGGGTGCGCGGATCGCCCTTGAAATTGTAGCGGTAGATGTTCTGCCCGTCGTAGGTCTTGCCGATCTCCTCGACGTTCTCTTTCGCCCGCTCGTCCGAGATCGACATGAGACTGGTGAGAAGGCCCATGCCTTGCGAGGCCGCGCCGAGCCCTTGGGTGATGCTATTCGGACCCGGCGAAGTGGTCTGGCTCTGCCCTCCGGACTGGCCGCCCACTCCCTCGATAATATTGCCCAGCCATCCGGTCGTCGTGAACGGATAGGCTTGGCCCTGCTGATACATCTGCTGGGCGGCGGTATCGATCGCCTGCTGTTCCTGCTGCGGGATCATGCCCGCCTGGATGTCCGCCTGCGAGCCCTGGAGGCCCGCCTCCTGCGCGGACAAGCCGATCTGCCCGAGCTGGGCGCCGCCCGCGAGCTGGGCGCTTCGATTGGCTTGCTGCGCCGCGAGGTTGACGCCTTGCTGGCCCGTCCAGTCCTGCATCGCCTGCGAAAAGTTCGCCTGATTCAGGCCCGCGATCGTCGGCGCTTCAGAGAGGTCTTGCTGGTTGGCGAGGATCGACTGGCCGATGCCGGCGCGGTCGCCTCCGAAAGCGCCCGAGGAAATGTTCGCGGAATTTAAGAACTGAGCCTGTTGCTGGTTCTGGTTGTTCATCTCGGCCTGAGTCGTGTCGACGACCGAGGACGTGTACGGGTTCATAAAAGGACTAAGGCTACCCATGCCTTGGAATTGCGCGGGGTTGACGGGAGCGCTCGCTCCCATCGTCATCGCCCCTGCCGCACCGAGATAAGGCTGCGCGGTGTTCGCGTAATTGCTGATCCCACCGAGCCCCGAGAGCGTCTGGCTGGTCAGCGGGGCGACCTGTTCGCCCGTGTAGGGCTGATAGGGCTGGTTGGCGACGTTGGTGGCGCGGTCGACTAAGCCCTGATACTCAGCCATCACCTGGGGAGGCGGCCCCGAGGAGGATGACGTTTGCTGAGTGGTCCCGCCCTTGGAGCCCATGGCTACTCCGCAGCGACGCTATTGGCAGTCGGCATATCCGCGAGGCGTTGAGCGAAAGGCTTTCGGTTCGGCGGCGCGTAGCAGAAGAACGCGCCCATCTGCGGAACCCAGCGGCGATAGAGGCGGATCTTCGCCTCAGTCCTGATGTTGCTGAACACGCCGATCGTCAGGTCGAGACCGATCTGATCGGAACAGCGCTTGGCGTAGGCGATGAGGTCTTGGGCGTAGGCTTGGCGCCGATATTCCGGGCGCACGTAGTTGAAAAATTCCAAGAGCTGCCAGTCGTCCGAGTACCAGATCGGCTCGATCAGCAGGAAGATCGCCGCCCGGAGGTGATCGCGCTCGCCGATGACGCCGAGGATGCCGCGCCGCTCCGGCCCTTGATGGATGGCGAGGCGCACCATCGCCGCGACCTTGCCAATGTTGAGCGGATGATATGGTTGCTCCTTGTGCATAAGCCTGCACATGTCGAGGATGCCCAGCTCGTCGTCGTCATCGGCCAACCGGATCGGCGTGCGCGGCGGCGTGCTCCGCAGCTCGGCCTCGTGCTCGCGCGAAAAGTCTTTCACGAGTCGTCCTCCTCGTCGTACCAGCGGTACGGCCCGTCTTCCTCGTATCGCGCGATCATGCTGGGATCGAAGACAGGCCCGTTATCGAAGCTGACGGGATCGCCCTCGTTCTTGAGCTGGGCGAGCCCGAGGTAGCGCATCGGCTCGGCCGTGCCATCGACGTAGGCCGTCGTAGCTGCTCTCGCGGATGCCGATGGTGGCGCAATGTTGGTTGCTTTCCCACTTTCCAACATCGCCTTCGGCGCCAGGACGGCGGCTGGACCGGCGAGGCCCAAGAGGGCGAGAAATCCGCGTCGTGTGCTCATTGCGCCCTCGCAAAATCGCCGTAAGCCTCAATGGCTGCGGCCATGTAGGCCGCATGGGCCTCTTCGGGGGTGTCGAAATACCCTAGATGACGGTGCTTGCACTGCGCCAAGAAGCGACCGCTATGATGCGGCGAAACACCTTTGAAGCCAGACGTGTTATTTTTTCCCCGCTTCTTGTTTGCCCCGTTCTGGCTGTGCGTCGCCAGCCGGAGGTTGTCCCAGCGGTCGTCCGAATGATCTAGATTCCAGTGGTCGACCTCGACTGACGGGATCTCGCCGGTCACAATCTGCCAAATGAGCCGCGCCGTTCGATAGATGCGGCCATCGATCTTGATGATCCGGTAGCCCCACCCGTTGATGGTCCCGGCCCGGTTACCAGCATGAAGGGTATTCCAGCGTCGTGTATGCCATTCGAGGGCGCAGTCCTTGGCCGGACGCACAAGCCAGATCAGCTCCCCGGTCTCAGGGACGTAGCGTAAGCGCTGTCGAAGGCGGGCTGTCGTGATCATCTATTTGGCCGGACCCGGTAATTTCGCGAGCGTATTCGCGGCTTCCTTCTTGAGAAGCGTGATCCACTTGTCGAGGACAAGGTGTCCTTTGTCGATATTACCGTCCCCGATCCGCGCGACCTCGGCAGGATCGATGACGAACTCGCCGCCGCTCGCATTGATCGGGACAGCGCCGTTGCCGCCGCCGGTCGCTGCGCCACCATGCTTCTGTTTCCCGTCCGCGAGCGCCGGGTTCTCAGCCGACATCCCCTGCGGATAGAAATTCGGCGGCTGGGCGTGCATGAGCGGCGGCTTCGGAATCCCGACGCCCTTGCCGACAGAAAGCTTCGGAGATGGCGCGCCCCATGGCCCCCCGCTCTTCGCCGCGCCCCACGGTTGCCCAAACATGCCCTTGAGCATGGCCATGCCGCTCATCGTGTTCCCCTCGCCCAGGTGGCTGACCCCCCAGGCCGGCACGACATAGGCCCCGTCAGGGACGTGCATCGGAACGTCATCGGCGCGGCCGGCGCCGACCGACATGATGCCGCCCGTGAACGGGGTCGAGGGACTGTCGGTGATCGGGCCGCCGCTCGCGCGTCCCGGCCGCATCATCGACCGGAGGTTGAGCGACGAGCCGAGCTTCGGGTTCGCGTTCGCCGTCGGCAGTCTCGGCGGGCGAACCGGCCGCGTGGCGCCGAGCTGCCGCCGGATCTGGATCGCCGAGGGGTTGTAGCCGGAGCCGTTCATGGCGCTATCCCACCGGATAGTAAGGAATGAGCCGAGGCCCCACGCCAGGAATGTCGATGGTGACGTAGCCCTCGGGCGCGTCCGGCAGAGGCGCTGAGAGGCCAGCGCCGCCCGTCCTCGACACGACCTCGCCCATCTGCACGGAGGCGGCAGCGAGCGCGGAGATCGCGGCGGCCAGCGGGGCGACGCCGCCGAGCGCTTGGAAGATGTGGCCGAGTTGCGTGTTTCCGTTTTGCAGCGTTGAGATCAACGTCTGCAATTCGCCGCCGCTGATCTGGCCCGCCAACTCAGTTCCTCCCGTCGGGAGCGAACCGGAATTTTATACCGCCCAACCTACAGAAAGATCCGAGGTCGTTGCCCTGAATCTCGGCGAAGAAATAGCGCCCTCTTGCTCGGGGCTCAATCCCTCCCGTGGCATTCGTGACAATAAAGGGACCGTAGGCCACCCATTGATCTTGCGGATCGTCCGGATATTCGGCCGTGTAAAGTGTGATCTGGACCTGGGCGCTGACGCTCTGCGGCTGCTGCCAGCGCCGCCAGCGGAAGTCCGGCAGCAGGAAGTCGACGAAGACTTTGTCCTCGCCGTCGCTGAGCATGAAAAATCCGGTCTGGATCATCCAATTGATCGGCTTGCCGTTGGCGTCGCTTCCCATCTCCATTTGCATGATGATGGAGGTTGACCCGCCGGTCGCGATCATCGAGCTGATCGGGTGGCCGAAGATGTTGTTGTCGATCCACGCGCTCACATTGATCGGCGTATTGCCGACCATGCCTTGCTGCGGGGTCGAGAGGCTGTAGTCCCACTCGCCCGTGACCGGGTTGAATTTGACCCAGCTGTCGTTCTCGCCGCTGGTCGAAGCCATCGACGGGAAGTGCCACATGACTTCGTCGTAGCCGCTGTTCGCCGCGCCCCGGATGTGCGCGAAATAGAGATAATTTCCGCTGCTGTCCCTCGCGTTGTTCAGGTTCTTGACGATCACATCCCAGACGTCGCACTGCAATCTTTGCACGACGCCGTTGGAGTACATCCAGAAGGCGTCACGCGACATCCAGAAAACTTGCGGGCCGTAGACCGCGATGGCGTCCTTGCCGATCAGCCCACAGCCTTGCGCCACCTCGTTGAATCCGAACACATCGGGGTAGCCGATGTAGGCCATCGCCCAGAGCCCGACGTCGGTCCACAGCATCGCCTGCTGCGGCCCCTGGATGCCGCCGACGATCTTGCTCCCGCGCGTGAGGCGATAGGTTCCCGCCTGATTGGAGACGCTCGCAGTCCAGGCGTTGAAGTTCGCGTTGTCGCACCATGCGACCAGCATCGGGTCCTGCACCTGACCCGTGCTCGCGCCGTAGGTGATGATCTGCTGCTCGGGCATGCCAATGAAAAAGCCGGTGCAATTGCTCGGCCCGTTGGCGATCATCTGAGCGTTCTGAATGCCCGAGATCGGGTCCCAGAAGAACAAAGGACCATTGGTCGCGCTCGCGATCAGTTGCGAGCCCCAGTTGCCGAGCGACCAACTGTCCTCGGAGATGTTGCCGAACCCCGGCGTGCCAGGAGCCGGCGGAAACACATTGGCGGCGATCGGGGTAGGCTGCGCGCCGGAGCCCCAGCCGCCCACGCCCCAGCCGCCCACGCCCCAGCCTGAGTTCGGGAGAAGCGGCGCCTGCGTGACCCAATAGAGGATTTGCGGATAGCCGCTGAAATTGCCCTCGTAAGCAGTGGACGCCGTCGGAACAGAGAATGGCGCGAAGATGATGAAGTTGTTGGCGTCGATGATCTGCTGAACGGTGAAGAAGCCCTGGAGTATGACCTCCCCGTAGGCGCCCACGCCGGTCGGGATCGGGAGGGAGAAGCTTGAGCCCTGCACCAGCCCGTGGTTGGGCAGACCGACGGTGATCACTTCGCTGTTGGCGACTGAGGTGAAGGTCGCGACGCATGGCGCGGTTACCGTAGCCGCCGAGACCGCATTGAACGGCAGCGTGATCGTGTACTGCAACGCCGTCATCTGCTCCGTAACCGGGAACGAACCGAAGACGACGATGCCGCCGACCGCGACATGGGATTGGACTTGGACCGAGCTGTAATTATTGACCGCCGCGCCGTTGTCCGTGATCTGAACGACCGGCGAACCCGCCTGGGTCGTGAAGATTTGGCTCGTATTGCTCACCACATATTGCGGCGAGATGTTTCGCGTGAATGGCGTGCCGTTCTGGGTCGGCGTCAGGGCGCTTAGGCCCGCCGTGCCGGCGACCGCGAGATGGTTCTGAAGGTTGAGGTCAGCCCATGCACACAGTTCGCGCGTGACGCCGGGGATCGCGACGTTCGAGGGGCCGCCGGCCGTGGGCCCCAAGATGGAGGAGAAGAAATTCATCCACCCGCCGTACTTCTCCGGCAGGCCGCCTCTCCAGCGAATCAGATTAGACGCGACGACATTCGCCTGGAGGAGCGTCGGCGTCTGGACCGCCTTGACTCCCGGCATCAATTTCACCGTGGAGAAAGGCATCGATCATCCCGCTGGGGCCGGTTGCGGTTGCGCCGCCTGGGTCGCGCTGTAGGACGACAGCTGGTTCCACCCGAGGAAGCGCTTCCGGGTCTCTTCGTTTTTCGCCGAGCCCAGGAGTTCGTTGTACTGGCCCTCCCAGCTCACCGCCATGCGCGGATCGTCGGACTGGGCGCCGAAGTTGTGGCGATAGCCGCTCGCGGAAACCATAGCGGCGGCGAGGAACAGATCGGGCAAGACCTGGGTGAGGAACGTCGTCTGCGTCCCATCTCCTGGCGGCGCGTTGTAGAGCGGGACCGGCCGGCACTTGCCATGGATCAGGAAGGAATAGGGCTGATCGGGCGTCGGGCCGAAGGCGAGGACCGTGTCGGTGAGCGGCGCGAAGACTTTCGGCCGACCAAATGGGCCAGGATCGGGAAACAGGCCACTGTAGATGGCATCGATATAATCGACGGTGACCGGAACGGCGGGCTCGCCTCCCATCGTGGGCGGCACGCCGGCAATCGGAGGCGCGGCGCCGACAGGCTGGATGATGACGCGCTCGGGGATGAGGATCTGCTGCGCGGGGGACGGGTTCGCTGAAGTCGCGGCGCTCGCCAGGAAACTCTGCTCGCGCTGATAGGCGGTCATCGGGAACCATTGCCGCGCCTCGGCGTGCAGGCAGTCCAGCTCGCGGTAGCAGCGCTGCTCGGCGTAATCGATGATCGTCGGCAGAATGAGCACGAAATTCGGCTCGTTCACGTTGTTGTTCGGAACGATCATTTCGCTCGCGAGCGCGGCCTGGAAGCTGGTGTAGGTGTAGCTCATTTGCGGGTTGATTTTTGCGGCGGTCTAGCTGGCAGCGGGGCAGGCGTCTGCGCTGGCGCAGCGGGCTGGTTGCCCTCATTGAGCCAAGCCCAATAGTCCTGATAGTCGCGGTTGGCGGGGTCGAACGGGATGAACGCGCCGTCCTCGTCGCGCTGGATAATGCCGTCGTGGACTTGGTTGCGCGTAGAATCCCAGACTTGCGTATAGGCCATGGTCAAAGCTCCGCTGATGCCTCGTAAGTTATGGTAAAGAAGGCAGTGCCCGTCGCTGTAGCTGATGCTTGTGCAGTAATCCAATCTTGGCTAATTTGATTAAGAGTAGCGGCACTGCAATTAGAGTATGAAGCAGCAGTGAAGTTGACAGTTGGAGCAACACGCATGGTTACGGGGAGTCCATTGACTTGATATAAATCAGCCCCAGCGTTAATGTAAGAAACGATTTGGATCATATTCGTTCTTGCCTGATAATACCTCTGACAATCCGCCAAACTCTTGGCCAGCGACTGGCGATTAAACGGCGTTGCTGCGGGGCCAATCTCCAACTTGACGCCGGTGATCTGAAAAATCGCGCCGTTGGTCCCGACGACGCTAACCGAGCCAGGGGCAGCAAGGGCATAAGTCGAGCCCCACACATTGGCAGGGGCGCTATAAGTCCCGGTCCCAGCCCCCAGGCTAAAACCCAGCGTCGCGCCGATTCCACTGCCGGAAAGCGGCCATGCGCCACCCGTGTCACCCGGAATGGTGACGCTGATCTTCGTCCAGGTGTTCGCAGCCGGAATCGAATAGGTGAATGGATAAGCACGCTGGATAGCGAGATTGCGGATACCACCGCTGAACGTCCCGATCAGACTGGAATAAGCCCAAAACGACAAGGTGACCGGCTGCGCATTGGGTGTTCCCCACGCGAAGTCGCTGATCATGTCGGCTTCGATGTTTTGGAGGAAGAGGAAGATATCGTTGTTCACAACGGCGTAAGCCGACGACGATGTGAACATCAAGGCATAAGGGAACCCAGGCGCAGACGAAGCACTTCGCGTCCATGTCCCTTTGGCAGCCTGTATCGCAGAATATTGCCAGCGATCAATAGTATAACCGGCCGCCGTCCCGCCCGCGCCGCTGGCGACGCCACGCTGATCGACCCGCATGTCGCCATTGATGAGCCTGTTGTCGCCCATCTTGACGTTGGCGTTGGCCCACGCCGTGGTCGCCAAATCGAGGCTGTTGTCGGCGACTGGAGGGGACGCCGCCGCCACGGGAGGCGTAACGCCGGTTGGGCCAGCCAACGTCTGAGCATTCACCTGACCACTAAAATCAGCGGTTACGCCGCCGAGATTGCCGGTCAGGACTCCGCCGGTCAGCGGCAGGAAGCCAGGGCTGGTCCCAGCCGCCAGCCACTTGGTCCCGTCCCAAGTCCAAGTAACGCCTGCGAAAGTAAATTCTTGGCCTACCGTAGGGGAGGCTGGAAAGTCGATCATGGCCGCGCCTCCAGCTCTTCGACGCGCGCCTGGAGTTCCTGCACCGTGCGCGTCAGCGCGGCGATCAAAGCCATCAAGTTCGGAGACTGAAGCCGATCAGGATGATCCTTGCTTACGGTCGCAGCGGTTTCACCCAGCGTCTCCTGAAGCTCGTGGGCGATGAAGCCCCAGCGCTCTCGATCGTCGGCCTCGATCAACGGTACATTGGTCTCGCGTCTCTGCGTCGGCGCCGGAAGCTCCTGAAACGAAAATTCCTTCTGCCGATAGCGGATCGGTTTGAGCGCTTTGACGTGATCCCAGGTCGAGGCGAGCGGCGCGACATCCGCCTTGATCCGGTAGTCGCAAGCCGGATTGGCGAAGTCGGCTGACGTCCAAAACTGCGTGTAAACAGGGCCGTCAGACCAGCCGCCCTGGTAGAAGTGGCCGTTGGCGTTGAGGCCGAAATTGGTCCCGAACGCACCATCAATGAGAAAAGTCACGAAGCAGTCGCCGCCAGTAGTGTGAAACCACCAAGGGCCGCCACCGGCTTGGGGTATCCCGCCGCCGACCTCGATCACCGACTCACCACTTGCAAGGCTAGTCGTAAAAAAGCCAATGGCGGTGACGTTGCTACTGAACGTCGCGCTGCTGGTGGCGCGATTGATCGAGAGCGGCGTGTCGAGAGCAGCGCCCGTGTCGTCGTAAGAAGTGATTGAAAAGTTCGACCCGGCATTGGCGCCGGTTTCCGCCGCGCCATCGCCGAGATTGATTCCCCAACGCGCTAAGTCGCCGACATAACCAAAGACGCCGGTTCCGGCGGCAGCCGTCGCAGCGTTCAGCGCGATGTACCCCCCATCCGCGCCGCCATCGACCGCTAGGCCGTAGGTGGCGAACGGCCCGCCGGGGAGAACGCCCGTGACCGTGAGGCCGTTGTTGGCCGTCGCCGCGTTCGTCGTGAGACTGGCGAGCGTCGTCGCGCCGTTCACTGTCACATTGTTGCTGAAGGTCCACGCGCCGCCGAGCGTGCCGCCGCCGCTGGCGACCAGGGCGCCGGTGAGCGTGGCGTTCACTCCAGTCAGCATCCCGCTGAAGGTCGCCGCCTGACCCGTCAGCGGACCGCTGAGTACGCCGCCCGTTAAAGGCAAGTAGCCCTGCATCGCCGCGCTGTTGTTGGTCGCCACCACCCACTGCGACGAGGTCGGATCGACGAACCAGCAATAGAGCTGGCCGCCGATGCTATCCCACCACAAGTCGCCGACTACTGGACTGGCGGGCGGCGTGTCGCTGATGATGACGGGAGGCCCCGAGGTTCCTGGGACGATCGTCCACTTGGTCCCGTCCCACTCCCAGACGGTTGCGCCGGAAGTGAACTGATCACCGACGGAGGGACTGGCTGGGAAGTCGATCACCGTCAAAGCTCCGCGTTCGCCGTATAAGTCGCACCTATCGTCACATTACCTGCTGCTGTAGTATTACCATTAAACCAAAGCGATGTATTATTATACGCACCACCCGTCAAACCAGCCGAGTTGAATGAATTCGTATTGGTTGGGATTATAGTTGGTGATGCCCTCATTGAAGTCGGCAAATTCACGCTGCCGTATACGGGAGTCCCGGCGATCCCATAACTAGCAAAGACCATCTGCCCGACTGAGTAATACCTCTGGCAATCCGCCATAGACTTCGCCAGCGACTGCCGGTTGAACGGCGTTGCTATCGAGCCGATCTCCAACTTGACGCCGGTCACAGAAAAACCAGCATTATTGGTGGCGACAACATTGACTGAACCATTGGCGCTAAGAAAAGCGCCATTTGCCCATGCCCCGGCGGGACCACGAAAAGTTGCGCCTGAACCAAGATCGAAACTCAATATTATAGAAGCAGCGTTGCCATTTATGACCCACGGCCCCACTGTGTCGCCAGGGATAGTGATCGAAATTTTCTCCATAACGTTCGTCGATGTTATCTGGTAGGAAAACGGATAGGAGCGTGTCCCGGTCGAGTTTTGAACAGAGCCACCAAACGTCCCGGTTACAGTACTGCCTGCCCAAAAAGATAAAGTGACTGGTTGAGCGCCAGAGGTTCCCCAAGCAAAGTCGCTAACCATGTCCGCTTCAACGGGCTGCATGAAGACAAAATAATCACTTGCCGCTGGCGTAACCCCAGGCTGAGCAAGAAAATTCAAATAATACGGAAAACCAATCGCGTCAGAGGCCGCAGTTCCAACCCCCTGCCTCCATGTGCCCTGGTTTATTTGTGTTGCAATATATTGCCAGCGATCAATCGTATACCCATTCGCCGTCCCCGGTGCGCCGTTGTTTCTTTGGTCGATCCGCATGTCGCCGTTGATGATGCGGTTGTCGCCAATCGCCTGCGGCGCGCTCAGTTCCGGAACGGTGAGAAGGCCGGTGAGCGTCCCTCCCGAGAGCGGCAGAAAGTCAGTCGGCACCGGCGTCCAGTCCACCGTTCCAGCAACGTCCTGGCGCCCATAAAGCTGGCCATCGGTCGGCGCGTCGGGGAAACCCACGCCCGGAGGGCCCGCTGGGCCTGCTGGTCCTGCCGGACCCGCCGCGCCTTGCGCGTTGTTGGCGACAACCCACTGGCTTGAGGTCGCGTCTGTGAACCAAAGGAAGGTCTGGGCGCTGACGCTATCGAACCACAGGTCTCCCTCGACCGGATTGGCAGGAGGCGTGTCGCTGACCGTGACTGAGGTGCCGCCGCCGATGGCAGGCACAGCCCACGATAGGTTGCCCGCACCGTCTGTGGTCAGTGCGTCCCCCGCCGCGCCCCCTGGCAGTGACAACCCTTGCAGAGTGGTTATTCCGCTAGCGCGGCTGATCGACAGAGGAGTGCTCAGAAAACTTCCAGCATCGTTCATCGCGGTCAGCGAGAAGTTCGACCCCGCGTCGCCGCCGCTCTCGGCGGCGAAGTCCGCCAGCTGCATCTGCCAACGGATCAAACCGTTTGTCTGGCTTAGGATAGCGCGCTGAGTTGCTGCCGCTCCGTTGATGACAACGCTGTTGTTCGCCGGAAACCGCACCACGCCCGTGAATGTCCCTCCCGACAGGGGCATGTAACCGGCGAGGTCCGTCGCCATCGTCACGACGTTCCAATCGGCCGGGTTGAATGGACCCGGTCCGAAAATGCCCGTGGCGACGTAGATCCTCCCGTTCTGGAGAACACAGTCCCCGGTGAAGTAGCTCGCCAAAGACGAGAAATAGCGCACCGCAATCAGCGGCTGCGCCGTCTGCGTAGTGTCGATGACGCCGAGCGAAAGATCGGAAAAGTTGACGAACAATTCACCGGGTTGGCGCGTGCCGGGGGCAGGAACGGCGTTCGATACCGAGGAGCGAAGCGTCTGAACTCGGTTTACGATGGGAGCCTCCTATTTAGGCGGTCGAATCGCGGTTGATCTATGTCATGTGACACTAACGTTTAGCTAAAAGGTTCCCGCGTCGATCACGGCCGAATCAACGTAAGCAGTCGTTGCCGCCGTAAGCGAATTGTCCAAGGGCGCTGGGGTTGCGTCAAGGACCAGCGGCCCGGTCATCGTCCCGCCGTCCAGCCTGACGTAGAGCCCGTCGGCTTCCGCCATCGTCAGGCCGGAGCCCTGCACAATCTCGAACTGCGCCAGTCCGGCGTTCCAGATCACCAGATCGCCGTTGCCGACCAGCGTGCCGCCAATGCCAGGAACACCAGCGGGCGCCGTCTCGGGCACGGCCGGGTTGACGGTGACCGCGATGAAGTAATCGCCAGCAGTCAACGCCCCCGTGACGGTGAGGTCGGGAGTGTTCGCTGCGACCTGCCACGTCCCCAGGAACAGCTGGAGATTGGCGATCATGTTGTCGACGTAGGTCTTGTTGGTGGCGTCGCCCCCGGCGACGGGCGGGAGAAGCGTGATCGCGCCCGTCATCACGCCGCCAGCGAGCGGCAGCCGCGACGTATCGCTCGGGTGGACGTGATCCTCTCGCGCGAATACGACAGTCGTGCCGACCGCCGCCGTTCCGTCCATCAGCGGGGCAACCGTGGCCGCAGGGACAACCGCCGTCACATCGGCCGCAGTCAGGACGACCGCGCCCTGTCGACCGTTGAAGCTGTCGACGCCAGTCGCCGCCCCGACCACCGGGGCCCAGTTGACGCTCGGCGGCGGAGAGTTGGTGTTCGCGGTGACGCAGACGTAAAGATCGCCCGCGCTAAGCACGACGTCATTGACGGCGTAAGTGGCCGTGCTCAGCCAGAACCGGACGGCGAGCAGATCGACCGGCGCGGCGTTGAAAACACCGAATTGGCCGTCAGCGAAGTTGATGTAAGGGGAACCCGCCGCCGTTCCGACGGGAGGCCGATTGCCAGCGGTGGGACTGCGCAGAATCTGGATGATTGCCATTGCCGCCTCCTAAAAAGTTCCCGCGTCGACAACCGAGTTCGCCGTCAGGACCGGCACCCACGTCGCGTTATTCCGCCCGAAGGTGACGCCCGTGCTCGGCGCGTCAGGGATGCCGCCGCCTGGGCCGGTCCCAGGTGGCGCCCATTCCGTGACGGTCGGATTGATCGAGGCGACAAAAATGCCGTCGCCGATCGAGGCTGGGGCCGAGGCGGCGGGCGGCAGAAAAAGCGCGAGGTCGAGCGCGGTCGTGGTCATGGCGGCTCCATCTCATAAGCGGGCAGCCAGCCTGTGTATTCGAGCGAAACCTCGCCCTGCGGAGAGCGATGCGAGTAGACGCACCAAGCGTGGCCGACCGGGGCGCCGCCGAGGAAAGCGAACTCGTGCAGGCAGTCCTTCTCGATCAGGACATGGAACGGGCCTTCGCGCTCGAAATCGAACGCCACCGCGCCACCCGGCTCCCACTTCGTGACGTGCCAGTTGCCGCAGAAACAGATCGTGGTGTGGTCGAATTGATGCCTGTGCCCGCCGACGATCTCACCCGGCTTGAGGCCCATGCCGCCCTCGCCCATGGCGCGGATGAAGATGCTGCCGCTCACCCAATCGGTCACAGCCCCGCCTCCTTGAGCCGCGCCTCCAGCTGCTTGATCTTGGCGATGGCGATCGCGAGCACGCCAGCCAGATCGTAGGCCTTCACCATGTTCGGCTCCGGGTCCTCGATCGGATTGCCGTTGAAGTCCTGATGCTGGGTGTAGTCCGCGAGCGTCACCAGATCGGGCGCGCCAATCTCGACGTCGTCGGCGAGCAAGCCCCAGTGCAGACGATTCGGATCAGGCATCGGCCGATCGCTGTAGCCGGTCGCGGACAGCGGGTTGCGCTCGCGTGGCGGCTTCAGTTTGTAGCGCACCGGGTTGAAGGCCTTGAAAGCGGCGTCGACCTCACCGTAATTGACCGGCGTGATGCCCGATTTCAGTTTGCTGTCTGATGGCGCGCTGACGTTGGCGTAAACGGTGCCTTGGAACGTGGTGTTCGGTCCTATGCCGCTGTGCATGAACCAGTTCCAGCCGTAGCCGCCGTTGCCGCAGTAGGCCCAAAGCTGGCCCTCTGGCCCTCCGTAGCCGGTGTAGGCGCTGTGCTGGGAGGCAAGCGACCAGACGCTCTGGCCGTTGGCGTTGGTGGCGAGGAGGACCGTGGTTGGGCCGCTTACGGCGTTGGTGTAGTCGAGCCAGCGGTAGTAGTAACCCCCTGATTGATACAGATCGACGCGACCATTCTGCATCGTCAGTTGGCCGGATACTTGCATGCCACTGTTATTGACCTGCATTCTCTGGGCGCCGCCAGTCACAAAACTATGTATATTCCCAGACGGAATATTATAATTCAACGTACCGCCAGTAATTGAAAAACCAAATGTACCGCCGTATAAATTGATATGTCTTGAAAGATCAGTCACACCAGTAGCGGTCTGACTGCCAAAATCTATGCCGCCACAAGATGTAATCTTACTGCTGTTCAGGGCGATGCCGCCAATAGAGCCAACAACAATCCCAGCACTGGCGGTTACAATACCATTCATTTGCACCGAGTTAAGAGACGAGTTGCCCGTCACCGTCAGCGTACTGTTGATCGCCAGCGGCCCCGTCATCACTCCGCCCGCGATCGGGACATACGATTGCGTGTCGATGTAGTTCTTGGTCGCGGCGTCTTGCGGATTCACCGGATCGGCCAGCCTGCCGATCGTGCCGCCGTTCATGTCGATGCCAGCTGGCGCGACAGGCGGACTGTTTGGGTTGAGGACAAGCCCGTTCGCAAGGGTCAGCGTGCCGGTCATCGTGTCGCCGGTCAGATTGACGTAGCGCAGATCCCCAGTCTGCGTGTCGACGATATCGTTGGCGACCGTGCCCGCGTTGTTGATGATCTGAGGCTGCGGATCTCCCGGCCCTTTTTGCAGGACGAGCACGTTGCCGTTGGAATAAATAGTATTCCCTGCCCACCTAACGGGGACCATTGCCGGGAAACTCAGAGCCCCCCCCATCAGATCGCCAGCGCGATCGACTTTCGCAGCCTCCAAACCCGTCGTTGTTGTTTCGGCGTTGTTCAGCGCCGTCTGAACGTCGGAAGCCCCGAACGCATTCGGCGCGACCGCGACGTTGGAGGCGAGCACGGCGGAAGGCGAGCCAACCGAAAGAAGATTCCAAGTTGTGCCGTCCGAGATCCACCAGTCGCCGACTTCGACCGGCACCTGGGTTTCCGGCGGCCCTACGCCCGTGGGCGGCCGACCCGCAGTACTGACAATGACGTAGCAGTTGTCGCCGATCTGCAAACCGGGCGGCAGCGGGCCAGGGTTCGGCGTGACGCCGGAGGCTGTGGTGAAGTCCGCCTGTCCGGTCGAGGCGTCGAACGAGCCGACAAATTGCTGCGCCCCCGTCACCAAGAGGTCGACATAGTTTTTCGTCGTCGCCTGACTGGGCACGAGCGGATCACGATCGAGGAGGACCGCGCTGGTGAACTGAAACTCCGCATTGCCTGTATAGGGTGGCTGCGGATTGGCGACGGTCAGCGCCGTGTCGATATAAACGCCGCCGAGCGTGCTTCGCGTCATGACGAAGTCCTGCCCGCTCGTGCCCATGGCCCAAATCGGACCGCCGTTGTCGAAGATGACGGCGGGCAGCGTCAGGTTGCCGGTCATCGTGTCGCCAGCCCTATCGACCTTGGCGAGGTCAATCGCATCGGCATAAGTCTTGGTCACCGCGTCCTGCGGGTTGACTGGGTCCATCAGCCCGGTGATCGCCGCGCCGTTCATCTCGATGCCAGCGTCGGCGTTGAGCGTGCCGGTCATCGTGTCGCCCGCGACCTCGACAAAGGCCGCTCTCTGGTCGGCCTCGGTGAAGAACACGCCGAGCGGATTGCTGACGGTGCCGTCACCGATCAGCGAAGCATCGTGAGTCACCGTCGTGCCGGGGACGAGGGCGTTGCCGATCCAGATGGTGAACGAATGGACATCGGCGGCTGGCGCGGGCTGGAAGATGACCGACCGGGCGTCGGGGCCGAGGACGAAATCGACCCCCGGCTCCTGGCTCACGCCGTCGAACACGATCATCAGCTGGTTGGGATTGGTCAGCGTGACCGGGTTGCCCGCAAAGTCGAGCAGCGGAAACTGAGTCGTGACGCCATCCGGACGAATCGGCTGGAGCTTGGTGATGTAGACCTGGGCCGGGAGAAGCATCTCCGCGATCGGCGCGATGTCGATCTCCACGATCGATTGATCCGGCGCCGCTTGTGCCAAGGTGACGAGAGAGGTCGTGAAATCGACCGAAAAGTCGCCGACGAACCCGCCGCCGCTCGGCGTCAGCTTCACGCCATTGAGCCAGACGTTCACCTCTTCGCCCGGGGTCAGGGTCCAGTCATTGGCGAACAGGTCGAGCTGGGTCGTGTAGAAGTCGGTCTGGCCGAGGAAGCTCGCGAGATAGTACAGCGCAAACACCGCAGGAGGCGCTGGCCCGACCGGCCCCGGCACGCCCTGCGCGCCTTGCGGCCCAGGCGGCCCCTGAACCTGACCGAGATTGACCCACCCGGTCGGATCGATGGCGCCGCCGCAGTACACCCAGACATCGTCGGTGCTCACGTCGATGAGCGCTTCGCCCTCGACCATCTGATAGGCGACCGCCGGATTGCCGGGGCCGTCCCAATCGGCCGGGAAAAAGCCGTCAGGCGGCAGCGCCGAAGCGGGCTGGACCGAGAACGATCCGACGATGATCGCGGTCCGTCCTGTCGGCCCTTGCGGCCCCACCGGACCGATGGGCCCCTGCGGCCCCGGAGGCCCGCCGCCCGCGCCCATATCGACCCAGGCGACCGCGTTCCACTTGGTGCTGACATAGCCCCAAATGTGGCGGGTGCGCGTGTCGAGGAGCGCTTGGCCGGGGTAGAACTGGATCGGCGACAGCGGATTGTTCTGCCCGTCCCAATTGGCGGGGATGTAGCCGTCAGTCGGCAGCGCGGTCGTCGGCTGGTTGGAAAAGGCCCCCAATAGGTTCTCAAATTGAGCCGGAGGCCCCGGAGGCCCCTGCACGCCGTTCGGGCCGACGTTCCCCGGCAGACCTTGAAACCCTATGGCCCCTGTCCTTCCCTGTGGCCCCTGAGGGCCAATCGGCCCCGGAGGTCCGGGCAATCCCTGAAGGTAAGCCGGATTGACCCAGGTCGGATCGCTGGCCATCCCCTGAGACGAGAGCAGCTGGCCAGGAGTGCCAGGACTCAGCCATTTGGGCGGCCCGTTGTTTTCGCCGACGAGAAGCTGCCCGCTCGTGCCGAGCGGCATATCGGTGTTCTGGGTGAGGCCCCCGAGCTGAAGCGCGAGGGGGGTGGCGTAGGGCTTGCCGGTCCCGCCCATGGCGACCGGCAGCGGGCTCGGCAGCGCGCCTATGGCCGCGACCTGACTGACCGGCACCTTAACCGTAATCCCGCCCTGAACGATCGGCACCCATTCCGGGCCGAGCGGCGGACTGCCCTGCGGCAGATCCGTGATCGGCGTGAGGTTGACCGGGACTTGGCTCGGCGCCCATTGGGCAGGCCCCGGCACGCCGGGGATCGGCGATGACGGCTGCGACGGATCAGGGAAACGGACGGGCTTGTTCATCGCTCACTCGATCGTCAGGGGGCCTCGCGGTTCTTGCTCGGTCACGAGCGGGCGGAACGGCGGTGGAGGCCGCTCTTGCGTCGCAATCGGATTGCCGGAGACCGGCGAGGGATCGAAGCGCGAGGCGATGAAATTCTCGGGGCGTGGATCGTACACGGGCACCGGGTCAGGCGGCGCGAGCCGAGCTTTTTGTTGCGGATTTGGCCGATCTTTACAGGCGGCGCAGACGCGGAAGCGTGTGTTGATGAGCTTCGTGCCCTGCCACTGATGCTCATAGGTCAGCTTGTAAAGCTGAAACCAAAAACCGCAGTGGTCACAGACCCCCTGAGCCCGAGGCGCATGCGGATTCGTGTAGGCGTGGCCTGATCTCGATGCGTAGCCCATCGGGTCACCTCACTTGCAGCACGGGGTGCATGGGTGTTCCGGCGCCTCGGGATAGGGCGGCTCCGGCTCCGGCTCGGGCTCCACGCCCCGGCCAGCGAACCAATCCTTGTAGACCGCCTGCATCCCCATATCGCGCGACAGGCAATCGGTGCTCCGGTCCTGGCAGGCCCAAGCGTAGGCGTGATCCATGACTGGATTCGGCAATCGCCTCTTCCATGCCTCAAGGATCTTTTGCGTCTGCGCTACAGTCGGCATGATGAACACGCCGTCCGCCGTCTCCGTCTTCCAGCCGGCGAACGCCTGATAGGTCGGTGCGAGATTGGCGGTTGGAACAACCTTCTCCGCCGCGTCGACATAGCGGTCGATCATCGAGAAATCGCAGCCGCCGTCCATTCCAGGCTTGCCGACAAAGTCGGAGCGGCACAAATACGAGCCGACGCCGAACACATCGACGCCCGAGTTACCCGGCGTGTAGTCGTCGTAGTTCGGGTTCTTCTCGCCCGCCGAATTGCCCATCTTCATGTAGGTCAGCGCGTGCGGAATGACCTGTTTGATGTACTTCGTTTCGGCCAGCAGATTGGCCGGCGGGCAAGGCGCTCGGCTGCCATAGCCTTTCACGTAGGGCTCATCGATCAGGTAGAAGCCCCAGAGCTTAGCGTTGCCCCGATACGGATCGATGAAGGCGCGGAAGGCGCTCGTGTCGCCGCCGCAACCGATATTGCTGGGAACGTAGACCATCCCCTTCACGCCTTCGGGCAGGCGGTTGAGGTTGCTGACGCTGGAGACATCGGCGAGATTGAAGCCGATCGGCCCTGGCACATAGACGCCGTTGGGCATGTTGCCGCCCGAGGTGTAGTGCAGCGTGTCGGCCGCGAAGGCCGGTGAGGCGAACAGAACCGCCGCGATAAGCCAGCTTTTCATCATCATTCCTCCCTCAGTCATGAGTAATACCCGTCCAGCATGGGCAAAAAATAAATGGACCCGGATTCCGTGTCTTGGACAGCGGCATAATCGTAGGCCTGTTTCGCCATCGCCGCGCGCGCGATTTCAAGATCCTGGGCGTAGTGCACCGCGAGGCGCGCCGCGAGGCCAGCCGCCGCTGCATCGAGCCAGCGATAGGGGACGTCGAGCTGCATCGCGCCGCGCTGAACCGCATCAAACTGCTGGCCGAAGCTCCAGACGTGGAGGTGATAGGTCTGATTCGGCCATGGCCAGAGCGTAATCGATGGCGAGATGGTGCGATCGAACCAGAACGACGTCGGCCTCCCCTGCGTGTATTTGTTGGGCTGCATCGAATATTCCTGCCTCGTCATCGGCGTGATGGTCAGCTCTTGCTCGTTCGGCGGATCGCCCGTGCCGACGGTGACGTTGAGCACCATGATCGCGGTCGAGGGGATCGAGTAGGTCGCGAAATCGGGGCCGATGTCGAACACCAGCTCGCTGACCTTCCAGAGATTCGGCCCACGGTTCGACCATTCGACTTGCATCAAGTTGGCCTCCATCCAGGCTTGGTGGAGGTGTTCGGCGAGGACCATCGGGCCGCGCAGCCGGATGCGCGAGAAGGCGTTGAGCGTCACCTCTCCGAGCGACGGGAAGAAGCCCATCGTACCGCTCGTATTGCTGGGCTCGACGAGGCTCATTTCGGCGCCAGCCATCGCGGCGCAGCCATCGCCGCGAAGTTCGAGCCCTCAGCCATCGCATCCTCGGCCATGAAGGGCGGCGCGAACGGCCCCTGCGTGATGTTGCTGTGGCTGTGCTCGCCAACCTGTAGGAACGTCCCGCGCACCGAGCCGACGCCGGTCCCCAAGCTGAGCCGGAAATAGAGCGGACACGCCATCATCTGAAATGACACGTTCGCCGTTCCCATTTGCGCGGCGGGAGGCAGAAGCGTGCGATCCCAAGTCATTTGCGCGATCGGCACCGGGCTGACGAGATCGTTCGGATCATCGAAGCTGTAGTCGAGAAGGAACTGACCGCCGCCCGAGACGACGATCGCCGCGCCGACCACAGCGGTGGCGTAATTGTCCATCCTCACGAGAACCGTGTTGTTGGCCGGAGTCGCGGTGGCGCTGATGGCTCTCATCCCTCGACCACGTTGTATTGCTGTACTACGAGCTTGACCGAGCCCGCGCCCGAGTTCAGCACGATTCTCATCCACAGCGGCGCGGTCGCCATGCTGAAGGTCGTTCCAAGGCTCGCGCCGACGGCGGTGGCCGGGGGAACAAGGCTGCTGTCCCAAAACATCTGCGCGACCGGGACCGGACTGATCAAGTCATTCGGGTCATCGAAGGAATGCTGGACGGTGAAGATAACCACGCCCTGGACGGACACTTGGATGCCGAGCGGCGCGTCGGCCCACTCGTCCAAGCGAATCATATCCGATGGCGTGTTCGCGGCTGCGCCTGGGCCTACGGTTCTGGTGATCGGGCGCATTTCGCACTCCTAAAAAAAACGCCGCCTGGAGGGCGGCGATTCGGACACAGACGCCCCGATTGAAAGGCTGGGCTGCCGGTTCGACAAAGGATCGTCGCTGTGACGTCTCTCCGAATTAAGGAATCTTCTCGCTGTCGGCCATGATCTTCCTGCCTTTCGGGCCGCTTCCAGCATCGTGAGTTTTCGGGTGGAGATCAGCGCCGACGCCACCGCCGCTCTTGCGACCGGCTCGGCCCATGGAGGGCTTTTTGCCGCCGCCGCTGATCGTCCCGCCGAAGGCTTTCTTGACCCGCCCACCTTTGAGCCGAGCCACGATGCCGCCGTCCTTGCGATCGACGACGGCGCCGCCTTCCGCCTTGAAGATCGGGCCACCGCCGCGCGAGAGTGTGCCGTCCGGCTCATTCTTCGGCTGCGCGCCGCGCGCCTCGCGCTCGACGTTCTTCCTGGCTTGCCGCTTCAGGGCGCCGCCTGACGCCCTGCATTCGCGATCGCTCTCGCCTCGCATGGCTATCTCCTAAGCCGGGTGGACGCCGAAGAGCGGCCCCGGATTGAACTGACTCGATGACAGAACCTGCGCCGGATTGAGTGGCATCACAATGACGAAGCCATCCGTGCCGGTTGGAGTGGCGCCGGGCGCGCCAGCGTTCGGGCCAGCGGGCGACAGCTGTACGCCGCCGCGAGGATCGCCGGTCGCCTGCGTCGCTGGACTGGTGAGGTCGGCATACTGGAAAAGATCGGGTCGCACCGCGCCGGCCTCGGTGATGGTCGGCGGCGGTTGGTTGGGCAGGACCGAGAGCGGCAAGCCGATCAGGTCCGAAGTCACCACGGTGTAATTGAGGGCCGAGGTGAATTGCGGGATGGCCGCGAGCAGAACCTTGTACGTCTTTCGACCATAGGCGGTTCCGGCGCCCGCTAGCGACGCGATCATCTCACTTTGAGGCCGCATGTAGATGTCGAGGCCTTGGATGAGCACGTTGCCTGCGGGGCTGCCGGCGAGGCTGGCCACGCCGACGCCGCGCGCGCAGCCGCAATCGGGCATCAGGAAGCGGCCCGCGCCGCCATTCATGAACGCCGAATAGGCGGGCCTGAAAGCGTAGGCGCTGGGGTCGCCGAAATAAGTCCCGATCTGTGCGGTGGCCAAAGTAGTGGCTGGCGGCGGCGAGACGGTGATGGTGTTAACGCCGGGAGCGCCGAGCGCAGTCACCTGGGCAAACATCATCGAGCCGCCAGGGCCGGCGCCGGCGATTGACAGGAACATACCCGGCGAGAAGCGCCACTTGTCGTTGGCGGCGATGTTCATGGTGGGGTTGCCAGCGGCGCATGAGCCGACGGCGAAACCCGTCTCGATACCGACGCCGAGCGCGCCGCCGGGGGTCGGCGTACCCGGCGCCATACCGGGCGCGTAGGCCGTGGCGAGTGGGAGGCTCACGTTCGACACTGCGGGTCCGGCGGTCGTTAAAGCGACGCCAGCGGGCTGGATGACCTGATTGAGCGCTAGAATGCTGTCGGACATGAACAGGGCCGGGAACCCGCCCGCGCCCTTCTTGTCCTTGGAGCCGCTCCCGGCCATGGAGAGCAGGCCAGAGCCCTGCCAGAAGATCGAGGGGCCGATCTCGTTCGAGTATTCGGCGGGCGGGCCGCCGTTCGGCGCGCCAGCGAACCCGCCAAGCGAGATCAGAGGGCCGGTGGAAGCCGCTTGCGCCATCTCAGCCTCACTGAGTCGGGAACGAGCCCCAGATGGCCCGGAAGTCGAAGTACCCGAAGCTGTAGCGCTCGTAGCCCTTGACCAGCAAGTTGTCGCTCGTGAAATCGACTTGCATATCAAGCTCAAAGGCCACGCGCTGGAGGTACAGCAAGCCCTCCTGATCGGTCATTACGAACCAAGCGGTCGGCGACGTCAGATAGTCGTGGACGAGATGCCCGTCGGGAATGCCGCCTGACGTCTCAGGAATGGCGTTGACGTCATTGTCGTTCGTACCGGGCCGCAAGACGGTGCGGAGCAACCGGATCGCGATCGGCTCCAGCGCGATCGGCACGACGAGCTTGCGGGCGCGAGCCTGCATGCGGAGGCCGGCATTGTCGCGGAACGAGCCGCGAATCGAGGCCTGCGCGTTGAGGAGCGAGGCCTCGTTGAGATCCATGTCGATCGCGAAGCGGTTCGGGACGACGCCCGTGTCGATCGGATGGTTGAGTGAGCAGAGCGGCTGTTGATCCCCCAGGATGGTGGGATCGTAAACGGTCGCCATGTTGAGGGGATAGGCCCCGTAAATCTCTTTGGTCTGGTTGAAGCTTTTTTGCAAACCGAGATTCGATGGCTGCCATTGCCTCTTGTACAAATTGTCGTCGATCATCTTCCGGGTAAAGGCGTACCCGAGACCAATTTCCTTGTGGTACTGGTTGTAGACGTAACGCTCGCCCGCCTGATTGTCGAAGGTAGTCGGCCCACCCTCATTCTTCAGTGCAGCAAGGCCGAGGTAGCGCATCGAGGCAGTGCGCTCCACGGACATGTAGCTTTTGTCGACCTTGTAGATCTTGGGATAGATCCGGTCGATGTCCTTATACTGTCCGGCCACCTTGCGGAGGCCGGGGAACAGCAGGTCATAAGCCTGGGCGACTGAGACGGCCATTTCAATCCCTCCTCAGATGCCGGTCAGGGTCTTGTAGTCTTGGTTGTTGAACGTGACGTAAGCCCAGTTGAAGGGGCTCGTCGTGTCTGTCCCGATGCTTCCCGGCGGGTCGCGGACAAGGTCGATGATTCGGAACGGGAAGGGGTTCGACGGAACGCCACCGGCCGGCGGAGTGACGACGACATCGAGCGTGGCGCCGGAGCGGCCGGTCATCGTATTGCCTGCGCCGCCAGCGGAGAACGCATAATTGGCGTTCATGCCGACATGCGCGAGCAGGATCTGGCCGTTGCCCTGAACCCTGAAGACCGTCAAAGGGTCGTCGATGACCTTGGCGTGGACGTCAAACCCAGTTCCACTGACGACAGCGTCGTTCCCCGGCCACCATGAGACGGCGATCCACTTCTTCTGGCTGATCGACATATATTCGCAGCCAACGAAGATGCCGGTTATCTGCTGGCCTCCGATGCCAGGGGCAGGGGCGGCCTGGGAGATATAGCCGGTCGTGAGTTGAACGACGGGATCGCCCGTGAAGATGGGGGTTGGATTGGTCGCCGAGATCCAGCGGCGGCTCATCTGGTAATTGACAGCGGCCCCGAGACGGTGGGAATCCGCGAACCCGTATGGCGCATTGGGGTTTGGCATGGTGTGACGATCCCTTCCGCGAGAGCGGGGTTACAGGGTTCGTCTCACCGAGCGCCGGACGAGACATTCAGTCGTTCAAGCGAGAGCACGAGCGCCGCACTCTCACCTACCGCGTTAGTCGGGAACGCCTATGGGGCCCACGGTACTCCCCACCCGAGGCTGCGTTTTGCGATGCGCGTCGCGAGGCGCTGTTCCGGCTGGCGCCTCAACTAACTTTGCTTCGCTGTTCCGCACTTGATCGGTGGCTTTGAGTTTCTCGCGCAATCTTCGCCGATCTGTCAACTCCTTCGGCCGCTCGCACAACATCAGACCGTCAATAATGATGCTCTCGTCAGTATATTCGGGGTAGAGCAACTCCCGGTGGCGATTGGCCGGAACGGGTGCCCAGCCGCTGCGCATGAGCTGGGTCGTGTAGTGCGGGAATTGCTTGCCGAAAACCGTGTGCGTCTTCCACTCATACGTCCAGCCCGGAGGTGATTCGGCGTAAAAGCGATCGAGGTAGACGTCGCTGTCCTCGTCGTCCAGGTCGCCATACTGGGCCCGCAGCTCGGAGATCCTAAGCCGCGCCCGCTCCATGTGGTCGACGTAGCCAGGACGCGCCTCGGCCGCGTCGAGATCGCGATAGCCTGGACGCCCATTGCGTGCGCCCATGAAGCCTTCTTCGCCTTGGAAATCGGTCATGATCGGGCTCCCAACATCTTGCCGCGCGACTGCGCGTCGAGCAGCTCGGCCGCGTATTCGTCATCGGACATGCCGAGGACGTCGCGCGCATGCTCACGCTGGCGGGCCGTGAGCGCGACCGGCGTGCCGCGAGGGCGGCCGGTGCGCAGATTCGGCGCTTCTGCGCGAGCCGGCGCGGCCATGCTGCGGAGCTGGTTCGCCTGACGGCCCTGGCGTGTCTGTGTCATCTGTGGTGCGTCTCCCACTTCAAGGATTTCCTCGATTTTGTCGAAGTAGGCGTCCGTTTCGGGGATGAGTTTGAACTTGTTCACGGCAATGCGGTGCGCGCCGTCGATCCCATCGATCGCCGCCTGATCTCTGACTTGCTCGGGGTGGGACCTGATCCACGCGGCGCTCTTCGGGAAGCCTGTCCCATCGAGGTGGCCGGATAGCCTTTGGACGTTCGCCTGCATCATCTGTGCAGGATCGACATATTGCTGCCGCTGCGGTTGTGGGGCCTGCCTGGGCTGCGGTTGGGGCTGGGGCTGCTGCTGCGCCTCGGCGGCGACGCCCTCGCGCATTTCCATCAGCCGTAACAAGTTCGCTCTGGCGTCCGAAATAAGAATCTGGGCGTCGGCGGCGCCCTTGTGATCACCGCGATCGAGCGCGCCCTGGAAATAGGCTCTCGCCTGATCGGAATCGCGCTTCGCCGACTCGATCGCGGCGTCGACCATCTGCACATTGGATTGCGTGAGACCGCGCTCGGCCTGCACACGCGCCTGATGCTCCTGATGCGCGATCTGAGCCGCGCGATTGGTGGCCGCCTGCTGGTTGGCGAGCTGGCGCTTCAGCTCAAGGACGCCCTCATCCTCCGGCGCGGGCTCCGGCGAGGCGCGCATCGGCGATTCGGGCTCGACGCGGGCCGGTTCCGGCTTCTTGTCGCCAGTGCGGACCGGAATGCCGCCGACAACGACCGTTTTCGGTTCTAGCCGATCCTCCGGCTGGAGATCTTCGTCGGGCTCATCGAGGAGCGCGCCGAAATGCGTCGCCTGCTCGGGGTCTTCCAGTTCGCTGCTTACTCTGGCCATGTCAGAACCATGCGTCCGGGTGATCGATCTTGCCCTTGATGGAGACGTCGTTGATGAATCGGACCTCGCGTGAGCCGATCATGCCCTTAAGGCCGTCGCTCGCCCGGAAGACCACCCAATCACCGGGCTCGACATTCTGTCCGTAGAATTTGACCGGCCCGTCGTCCTCAAAGGCGCGCGGTCCCTTCTTCAAAACCATGCCGACTTTGCCCTGATATCTGTCCTCGTCGACCGCCTCCTCGGCTATCTCCAAGCCGCCCGCAGTGCGTGTCGCCGGCCGGATATAGCTCGCGACCAAGACTTGCTGGGCGAAGGGATCGACCTTTTCGAGATCGTCGCCGCAGCCGGTCCAGATGGTATCGCGAGGGTCCTCAAGATGGAGGGTGATGATCCTATGATGCGCGGGCAAGTGGACCTCTTCCTTGATCGTCTTCTTCGTTGTCGATTTGCTCGATCCATTCGAGGACGTGGCCGAGCGCCTCCAAGTATCCGGCGCGCTTTTTGTAATCGGGGAAGTCAGCCGCCGCGCCGTTGATCAGCGGGCGCAGCATCTCTTTCTGCTTGGCCTCGATGCGCTCGGTCAGCTTCTTCGCGACAAAGATCGACATCGCGTCCATCAGACGACCTCATCGACTTCGCGGAACATCGTCGGGTCAGGCGGCTCCATGCAGGCGTAGTAGAGCGCGGTCGCGACGTTCGTCGCGTCCATCCCCTTGGTCGAGACGAACGACGTCACGATCGTCTCGTTCGGCCGCGCGATCATGCCCGCCGCCACCATGTCCTCATGCTTGTCGCAGAGCGCCGCGAACTCACGGAATCGGTCGCCCAGCTCGGTCATTGCGTGAGCCCTTTGACCGCCCACATGACCGCCTCTTCGACCTTCGTCTTGGCGAGCGAGGCCTCGCGGCCCTGCGGCACGCAAACCTCGATCGCCGCGAGGAACTCGATCCCCAGATCCTTGATGGCGACCATGTTTTCCTTCTCGGCGTCAGAGAGGACGCGGTACTGGTGACGCACCGCGTTGTTAGCGGTGCGATCATCGCCCGCGCTGTCGACGAACGTCGCGCCCGCAGCCTCTCCCGTCGCCCCGATCGGGGCTCCCTGAACTTGTTGTGCGCTCATTCGGCTAACTTCACCTTTCCATGGCCCTGGCGCTTGGTCTTCTCCATCCGGCCTCGGCCGGAGCCTGCGCCGAACTTCTCGGAGATCCGCCCGCCGTGAGCGCGGCCCATGCCGGGAGGAGGCATTCCTGGCGGCATCCCGCCCGGAGGCGGCATCGGGGGTCTCGGCGGGGGCGGCGGCATGCCAGCGCCTGGAGGCATTCCTGGCGGCATCCCGCCCGGAGGAGGCATGCCCTGCTGCGGCGGCGGGGGCGGCGGAGGCGGAACCATCGGATGGGGCATGATGGGTGGAGTCGGAGGCGGCTGCTGGCCCTTGTCGCCGCCGACGATGACGTTGACGACCGTCTTCCCTTTGGCGCCCTTCGCCTTGCCGCCGCGTGCGAGATTAGTCCGGCCGCCTTTGGCGCGGCCCAGGCCCGGTAGACCAGGGAGCTGGCCGGGGGGAGGCGGCGTGGTCAGGCCTGGGGGCGTCCCGCCTAACGCGCCACCGAGCTGCCTCCCGATCCGACCGCCCTTGGCGAGCGAAACCTTGTCATCCCTCAGATCGCTAATTTCGGTTCGGCCGCCCCTGGCGCGCGAAACCTTGCCGCCTCTAGCGCGCAGGGCGTTCTGGTCGCCGTGGCCAACGATCAGCGGCCGATCGCCATAGGATCGCGGACCGCCATCGGTGAGCATCGAGAGATTGCGGGCCTTGCCGCCCTCGTTATCTGGAATCTTGCCGGGATAATTGCCGCCGGTCTTCGACGGCTTAAAGTCAGCCGAAGCTACCGCAGGGCGATTGATGCGCCCGCCCTTGGCGCGACCGACGCGACCGAGCGAAGGCGCCTTCGCGGCTCCGCCAGCGGCGAACGCGGAAGAATCGCTCGTGCGGGCGGCTTTCCGCCCGAAATCGTCCGCCGAAGCGCCCTTGTCTCCGTTGCCGGAGCTGCCGTTTTTGCCTGAGACCTCAAACTTTTTCAGCTTGTCGGCCGTGAAGCTCTTTTGACTGTGTTCGCCCATGGCCTGACCCTCTTTGGGGTCCAGCCTTTCAACGGCCTGAGTTTATGGCGCCGATTGCAATTGGGCGAAAGAGGCGTATATTTGCATGAACTGCAAATTCTCCCGGCCATCAAACTTTTGATGCCCAAAACTGAAATGCCGGGAGATGCCGCCGCCTCGGCCACTTCGCCATTGATGCCCATTTATCAGATGCCGGGGCGGCGGTTCTACCAAACGGAGTCGACGATGAGCGCTTACAAGGCTTGGCCGCTCTGGCGGACCCACGGCAGCTTAGGGGGCCGCTGGGAGCTGGAAGTCTTCGGCGAGGACGGCGGAACCGTGCTTGAGCGGCTGCCGCTCAACGAGCTTCTCAATAAAACGGATGTCCGGGCTCTGCTTGATCAGATGGTGGCGGAGGCGAACCTCCCGCCTCGACCGTCGAAGTTTGAGCTGCTGTCGGAGCCATCCCCGGCCCGCCGGAAAGCAGGGGCTGCTCGCCCCTGATCATCCGCTTGACCACCTCTGAAGGCGTCTGCCCAGTATGGTGAGCGGTATTGAACACCCGTCCCTGGAAGGAATGCAGGAAGGTCTCGTCGGCGGCCGAGGCCAGACCCGTGATATGTCCCCCGCCAACCCAGGCCGACGCCTGCACCTGGGCAGGCGTGATCCCCAGCTCGTCGCCGATCGACTTGTACCAGCCCTCAAGCGCGGCATACTCGTTCTTGTTCGGCATGCCCGCCCACATCGTCGGCTGGTTGACGGCGTCGTCTATCGACAGTTCGCCGTTTTGGAACATCCGTTGCGGGCGCACCGGCTCCACGCCTTTTTCAGGCGTGAACGACGTCTCCAAGAAACGCGGATCACGCGATAAGATCGCTGGCAACTTGAAGGCGTGCCGGTCCATCGTGCCGGGGGCGTAATTGCCCATCAAATTCTGAACGAAGGACGGCGGTTTCGGGTTCTTGAGAACGTCGTAGCCCTCGGTCAGGACGTTCCCCACGTTTTGCTGATGCAGCTTCTGCGCTTTCGAGCCGTAGGGCTGGGCAATCGGGTCCCCTCTTTCCGGCGGCGGCACGCCTGCGGCATCGCGCTCATAGAAATAGCTGGCTGTCCTGATGTTCTGCGGGATCTTGTTCTCGGGGCTCGTGGCCGACACGAGGTTCATATACTTCTCAAACGCCTGCTGGCCGGCGTCGTCGCCAAGCTCCTTTAAGAACATCGCGCGCAGCTGGCCGGTGTTGTACCAGCTCATCCCGACGGTCTGCATGCCGTTCTTGACGATGTCGATCATCTGCTTGCGGACATCCGAGTTGGTCACCAGATCGCGCATGCGGTCCGAGACGCCACGCGGCGGGTCATAGCGCTGCAATTCAAACTGAGGCACGTCCGGCACCTTGTTCATCAAAGCCGGATCGAAATTGAACATCGGATCGTAATGCACGCCCTCCGGCGGGTTCAGCGTCGGCTTCGGGCCCTCCCACAGGCCGGTCGTCGGATTCCAGACGTTGAGTTCGCGCGCCGCCGGAGCGCCCTTGACCGCCTTGGCCGCCGCGCCAACCGGCCCGCGCGCGCCGAGCGCCGCCTCCGGCCCCCCTCCTGGCAACGACGCGGCGAGGCTCGTGACCCGCTGCTGTGTTTCCGGGTCCGCCATCGAGGCTTTGCCGGTAGCGACGTCGCCAGGGACCGTGGCCGCGCTCCAGAGCCCCTGCCCCATGCGCTTGGCCTCCTCACCGATCGCGGCGCCGACCCGCATCGGCATCGCGTGCGCCGGGTTCCCTGCGTAATGGGCCAGCGTTTCCGTCATCGGCCCCGGTTGGTCGATGTCTTCAGGCGTGTAGGCAATGGGCGCGTCGGCGGTTTGGTCAGACGCCATGGTGACGCTGGAGCCCAGCGGATCGTCATCCGGCGCGCCGCCGTCGGCGAATCCAGATCGAGGCCGGGTCACCAGCGCGAGACGCCGCCGCAAGTCCGCGTTGAGCTGCACCGGGCCGCCGCCAGCGTAGCCGCTGGCCGTCTGGCTCGCTATTTCGCCTGGGCCGTGCTCGCGGCCGACGAACGTCGTGCCACCGATCCGGACCTGATTCTGCGCGGCGAGCGGCGGCGACCAAGACGGATGGCCGCGCATACGCCCGTAGTAGTGCGTCGCGCCGCCGGTCGGATCGGGTACGAGACCCGAATAGGCCTTGTCGACGACGTCGCCGATGTTCCGGTAGGCCCTGGCCAGAACCGGATTCGGATTGTCTGGCGAGAGGTGCTGCGCGGTGGGATTGCCCTCGGTGGCGCGCCCCGTGTTCCAGGGCGAAAACTCATGGTAGCCAAGGCGCGGGTTCAAGCCGGCAGCCGGAGCCTTCACGACGCCCGCGATCCCCGAGCCATAGTCGCCAGCGCGGACCCGGTTCAGGATGGCGTGGGCGATGCCAGCCTGACCAAGCGGCGGCTCGCCGCTCGCCTCGCCGAAAACCGTTTTGATGAGGAGATCGCGATCGCCAGGATCGAGCGGTGGCCTGCCTGCGCTCGACGGCGTGGCCTCGGGCTGCCGCGAGGCTAGCTCAAATTGGTCTGGCGCCGGGTTTTCGCCCGCGCCAGCGAAAGGATCGTGATCGACCGGCGAGACGTCGTAGTCGTTCGGCGACGACGCCATCGAGCCGAAGGGGTTTCCCTCGACAGGGGTGACATCATAGTCGCCGAGATCGTCGACCATTTACCTGCGAATCGTCGTTGTCCGCACCACCGGCTGACCCGGTCGCGGGGCCGGCTGACCCGGCCGCTGCACCCCTGGCCGCTGACCCGGTAGCCAACCAGGGCCTGGGGGCGGCTGATCCGGCAGAGGCTGTACCGGCGTCCCCGTCGTGTCGTAGGGCTCGCCGGCCGTGATTTCCCCCTCACTCGCCCCGGCCTCGCCTCCGCCAACCATCAGATCGATGGCGCAAGTGATCCCGTTCGACTCGGCGGTGATGGTCGCGGGTCCATCGGCAACCGAAACCACGGTCGCCTGGGTGTCATCGTCCCCGGCCGAGACGGTCGCGATCGAGGGGGAAGACGAGGTCCAGTTGACCGGCCCAGGCGGGTGGGCGGGTGCGCCCTGAGCATCGGTGTAGGCGACGGTCAGATCGACAGATTGTCCAGTGTTAAGTTCGACCATGTTTCCTCTCCTTGTGAGCCGACGTGTAGGGCGTTCCGGCCGTGATTGTCGCCGTCATTGTCGGCGCGTCCGGGTCGTAAAGCATAACTGGGTGAGCGGTGAAGTAGGCGACCGGGTCATCGAACGGAATCGGCATGACCATAGCGCGCTGGCCCTGCCATTGGCCGCAGACGAAGCTCTCCGTGGGGGCGGCGACGAACGCCATCGGCGAACCCGAGTAGAAAAGGGTGGCCGCTTCCTGGGGATCGAGTGCTTGGCTCATGCTCGCCTCCGAATCCTGAAATATTGCCCGGTGTGAGGATGCTGGACGTAAAATTCACCGTCAGGAGCCCGCCGCGCCATGCCGTAGGGCGTGTCAATCTGATGATGGACCGAGCCGCCGCTCGCCCGTTTCTGCCGATCTGAGCCCGAGCTGCTCGATCGCTGCGGCGCGGGCCTCGCCTTCACCTCTTGGATCTTTGCACGAGCCTGTTGCTGGCCCATCACCCGCTCATGCTGCTGCGAGCGCTCGCTCATGTGCTCTTCATGCTGCATGCCGCGCTCTTCGCGCTGCGATTCGACCGCTTGCTCGCGCTGACCCATCCGATCTTCGTGCACGCGGTCCTGCTGCGCGTTCGCGGCGTCCATTTGCCGGTCCTGCGCGCCCTGATGAGCCTCGAATTGCTGCTGTTGCGCGCCCATCACCCGCTCGTGCATCTGATCACGCACGCCCATCTGGGTCTCGTGCTGCTGATCCCGCGCGTGCAGCTGGTCTTCATGCGCCCAACCGCCCCTCTCCAAGTTCATTTCGTGCGCTTGGTCGCGCAATTGCTTCGCCGTGTCGTGCGCGCGATCGGCTTGAGCCTCCTGGCTCTCGTGGACCTGCTTTTGTTGTTCCATCTGAGGCTTTCTGGCCTCGTTCTGGGCCTGGAAACCGGCCGTCTTGGTAGCGAGCTGCTGCTTTTGCAGCGCCATCTTCGACGTCTCGATCTTGGTCTGGCTCTCGACCTGTTGCCGTTGCGCTTCCAGCGGCGCGTTCTGCTTGTCGAACTGGAGCTGGCCGGCTCGCGTGTTCGCGTCGAGCATCGCCGCCTGCCCGGTCAACATCGCGGCCTGGGCTTTCGGGTCCGGCGGCGGGCCTTGGGGCATCGGATTGATGAACTGGTCCGGATTCGAGAAGCCGATGCCGCGAATGCACATGCGACGGATCACTGTGACGTTGAAGGCCCCCGGCTCATCTTTGGCCATTTGGTAGAGCGCAGCGTTGCGCAACATCCTCTGGAGGTGCGAGGCCGTATTCGGGTCCGCGCGCGTGACAATTTCACTTCGTTCGAGCGCCAGGAGAAAGACTTGCGAGTCCCAATCCCAGGCCATGCGCTTGTTTGCGCGCCAGAAGGCCTCGGGATCTTCTTTGAAGCGCTCGCACAGGAGCTGAAGCTCGTCGCTCTGCGCCGCGCACAACCGCTTGTGCGTCGCCATCAAGGGCTTGATGGCCTGTTCGATCAACGCCAGCGTCGTTCCGACCGGCGCGTCCTGGCGGCCCTCGCCGACCATGATCTCAGCCGTGCCGCCGAGGCTCTTGCCCTCTTGGTTGAGCTGCTGGACGAAGCTCGTCCAGACCGCGTCGGGCGATTTGTACGGCATGCCCATCGCAACTTGTTGGATGGGCAAACCCCCAGTCTCGACTTCAGCCGAGCCCCCTGGCGGAATCCTGAATATGTTGTTATTCTGTCTAGCCGCGCCTTTTGCAACTAGAAGGCCAGGAAAGTTGGCGAACATGCCGGCGTCGACGATCTCTCGCCAAGCAGCCGTGATGCCGTTCGTAATATTGCCAAGTAGATGCGAGAGGCCAATAGCATAAAATCCGAAGCCACGGATGAACGGAAACTGTACGAAATACGTTTTCGGCAAACACATCTCGTCGTCTTCGTTCCAATTCCTCCGCATATCGAGGATTGTTCTTGTCTCCTTGTGGATCGCCACTTTGTAGGGGACCGCCAAGCCATCCGGCTCGCCGTCGGTCTCGTGCTCGAACCCCTCCAGATCGAGTTCACAATAGGTTTCGAGGATCTCATGATCACGATCGTCCTGTTCCCAGGAATCATATTTGCGGATGCCTGAGATCTGCTCCGATTGCATCTCGGTCGGCGTCTTCTCGATGTACCCAGGTTCGCTCAGATCGCAGTCGCGATAAGCTCCGCAGAGCTGCATCCGACGTATCATGCTGGGCCGCATGAAAACCCGGTGGGTGATTCGGCCCGCGTCATAGATCGAAGTAGAGGAATTGTTGACGATCAGATCATCGCCGAATACCGCACGACTTACCGGCCTTCTAAGGATCGGGTCATGGTATATTTTCTTGAAGACACACCCATCGAGACCCACTCTGAGGAGCATCTGGTCCGTGTCGGGAACCCAAACCTTGTCGGTGGTGGTCAAGTAGTGATTGAGATCGTGCTCCAACGCACTGGAAAGCACGTCGAGATCTTCAGTCGAGCCCGATGTGTCTTCGGAGACTTTGGCTGGCCCATCGCTGGGGCACAACTCGGCGAAGGCGTTGGCGCCGAATCGGATTACCGCTTCCGCCAGTAGCGTCGCCCGGATCTGCGACTGGCCCTCCAGCGGCGCACTGCCATCACTGCCGTTCGAGCGCATGGCCTCGATGCGCAGCCCCATTAGCTCCATGCCGCGAGCGCGCGTGTCGAGCCACTCGCGGCGGGATTCGTTGTCCTGTTCGATTAGCCGGATCAGCTCGTCGGCGATCGAGTTGAGCTGGGTCTCGGGGAGCGATTCGGCGAGGTTGTCGCCGAACTCCGTATCCTCTTTCGCGATGCGCCTGGGACCGACAAAAACGACAACGCCGCCGTCTTCGGTCTCAATCTTGGTCGCCTTGTCGTAGTCGATATCGCCGTCGTCCGCGTCGAGGTCGATGTCCTTCGGCGCGAACCGAGTCGCTAAGTCGTCCGGGTCATCGAGACTGCCGTCGATCGGACTCGGAGGCAGCCTGATTGCGCCAAGTCCACCGAGTCCAGCCACAGCGGACCTCCGTCACGTCACTGGGTAGGCGGTTCGTCCGCAAGGACCAGATCCTGATCCAGCACTTGCTTCTCGATCTCGTCATCGATCGGGTAGCAGATCACCAGAGTGTTGTGCAGTCGGAACGCCGCGAACCATTTGTCCGGTGGATCGCCCCGTCTCTTGAGGCGGTGACCAGCGCGGAAGAGCGCACCGGCCTCGGCCGGATTGACAGCTCTCTCTTCCTTCTCTGGCTCTGGTTCCGGCTGGGGCTGCTGATCGCGCTGGGCAACGCCAGGACGGGCGGCCGGCGGCTGCGCGGGATGGCGCGGGGGCGGTTCTCGGGTGGGCGGCGCGGACCGACTGGGCGACGCCGGACGTTGGGGAGATTGGGCCATGGGGTTCCTCGCCTACTTGCGGGCGAGGATTTCGCGCAGCGACTGGGCGACTCGTCAAGAGGCAGGCTAGCGGACCCGCTGGATGTACATCGAGAACTCCTGGCCGCGAAACTTGAAATGGACCGATCCACCGTCCTTTCCAACGATCTCGACGCCGCTCTGCGCCGTAAGATGGTCGCGGACTAGATTCGCCCAGGCGGAAAGCCCTTCGTCCACTGCCGGAGCAGCCTTGGGCGGCGGCGGCTGAGTCGGTTCGATCTCGTCAGCCATGGCGCCCAGTTCTCCCGAGTGAGGGCGCCTTCGCCGCGCCGCCGATCGCGAGCGGCTTCGCGTGCCGCTCTGCGCGCGACATCTTGCCGCGCTTCACGCCAAGCTTAGTCGGCTGATT